CCTTAATAAGTCTACGAAATTATTTAAAGATAGATTCGCGTTCGCGATCATCTTTGCCGTTACAATCGATACCTCTTTACCTTTGAGGTAACTTCGTTTGCAAAATACACCACTGGTGGATTTTCCTTCGGTGATTATAGTTTTTGTTTTCGATACTTTTAAACCGATGCTTTCGCACGTTCTTAAGTATAAACATAGGATTCTCTTATCAAGTAATGTGTTATCATCACCGACAATTCTGTAATCCCTAAACTTTTTTAAAGGTTTAAAACTTTGCAGCCGTCTTGGATGATGACCCAACTTAGCTTTTATGTTACATAATTGCACCATTTTATGGTGGAACACAGATGAACGGGGCCATACTAAGTATGTTCCCATCCCTGCGCCCCGCGCGTAGTATATCTTATGTAACTTGCCTTGTTGGTCCGTTTTTTTTACTGGTAACCTGAATATAGTATTTATTAAATTACTGACTTCTCTCGGTATTATACCTTGATCTGTCTCATTCAATATTTCTAAATCCAGCTTATCTGTCCAACTTGACTGATCAACCGATCCATTGAAGCCTCTTTGCGCCGAAGTGGAACAAACAAACTCAAAAGCTTCGTTTTGATCAAAGGTTCCATCTTCCTTCAAGCTTCTTAGTAGAGACATATAATGCTCACTAATTGGCTCAAGTAAGATGTTAATTAAGTAGTTGGGAATGACAGCACACCTTTCTTTACCGAATTCTTCAGCAATGAAGTGTGTTCTGTAAGCATATGTGTCCTCGTCATTTCTGACACCTTTACTTTTTTGATATCTTATTGAAGTAGAACAAAGAAAAAGGAAGGCCTTGTAGGCCGTTAATACCTTACAAACTTTGTTACCATTGATAACATAAGGGAATTCTACCGTTTTATCAGTATCATTAAAGACAAACCTAGCTAATTCCATGGCTAAGGTTCTTGTTTGAACCTCGTTTCCACTGGAATCCTCCATTATCATGGTTTTTGACATGAAGGCAGCTATGTCTTTCAAGCCATTTCCCTTGAGAGGGAGCTTCCCGTTATAACACGATTTATTCGTGATTCTAACCGGAGGGCTCTTCGACTTTACGTAGCTTAGGTCCCGATCTGAACCCCAAAGGGTTTTATTTATATCTAACCCGAAAGCACTTAATTCTTCCTTGACAAGGTTAGAATCATAGTGACTTCTGAGTTCAGGATCGGTTATCGAGGTCGTGTCATACTTCAGGCACTTCCCTATAAAAAGAGATGGGTAGTCAAAAAGACTACTGATTACCTGTTTCTGTTTAGTTGAGAGTTTCTTTGATTTCAGTAGTTCTACCAAAACCTGAAACTTCTTTGGTATACCGTTTACGGTACCAACCCACGAACTGGTTTCGATGCTTATTGTGTCGTTCCTATTTACGGAGTCG